ATTAGATGCCAACTTACCGCGCTCAGCCTCGTACTGCTGAGTTAGGTAACCTGCACCGGTCTTTGCCCATGAAAGAGACTTCATGTTGACGTCCTTGCCGTACTTGTCGTAAAGAGCCTTCAACTGGCCCATCTGCTTATTCATTTCGGCCTCGGTTGAAGGAAGGTGATTACGCAGAGCGGTAAGTTCTTCGTCTAGTTCGCGCTTACGATCTTCCAGACGCTTCTTTAGAGCCTTCTGATTGTTTTCGTTAGTCTTCTGCTGTGCCTTCTTCTCGGCATCGATAGACTTCTTAGCGTTGTCTTCCTGAACCTTTAGAGCGTCCTTTTCACGCTGCTGCTTGGCTTCTAGCGCATCCTTTTCGCGCTGCTCGATTTCATCGATAGCCTGCATGCGGGCGTCCTTCTCCTTGGAGACGGCATCCTTCTTCTTGTTAAGGTCTTCGATACGCTGATCGGAAGCAGTCTTAGATGCGTCAGCGGCGTCAGAGACGTTCCATGCGTCCTGCTGTGCCTGTGCATTCGACACCAACTTTGCAGCCTCGTCCATCTGGCCCGAGTTAATTGCCATGTTGATATCGATGTTGCTGTTGTACATTTCAGAAAGACGCTGGATACGGGTCTGCTCGGCCTCGAAAATCTTCTGACGCATTTCTTCGGCCTTCTGCTCAGCCTTAATTGCCTCATCGATAGCCTTCAAACGGGCATCGTACATATCCGTCTCACGCTTCTTGCGAGCGTCCTGAGACTTCTTTAGGTTCTTGTCTTCCTGCTTCTGACGGTTCTCCAAGTCCTTCGACTTCTTGTCATACTTGTCAGAAATACGGTCTGCCTTCTTGTCCAAGGCATCCATCTTGTTCTGACCCTCCTGAGCGGAAGCGTCAAGGGCAGCCTGAGTTGCATCTTCGAAAGCACGTGCGGCTTCATCGAAAATCTTGCCCTGTGCGTTCTGGTATACGTTTGTGTAAGCCTCCTTGATAGAGTCATAGGTAACACCAGCGTTGTAGCCTAGGGTCTGTAGGGCAGCGTCGAACTTCTCGGTATCTACCTGTGCACCACCGGCCACAGACTTGAAGTAATCAATAGCGTTTGCGGCAGCCGTAACTGCCTTTCCTGCTCCATCTGCTGCTCCGGTTACAGAGTTAACTGCACCAGAAACGTCAAGAATACCGGGTGCGGCTGCTGACCAGTCCTCACTAATAGCACCCTGATTGAAGAGGTCAGAGAACTTCTGAATACCGGGAATAGCGTCTTCTGCTACACCACCGGCCTTAGCAGCCTCCTGTGCAGCAACCTGTAGGAATTGCATCTGGCGACGAAGATTACCGAACTGGTCATCGCTCATGAATCCCTTAGTCATCCATGAGTTAGCCGCAGTTGTCTGTAGAATCTTCTGCTGGAAGTCATAGGCATTGTTAATACCATTCTTCTTTAGGTCACCATTCTTGTCGTTCTTGATTGCCTTTGCGTATGCGTCATTGACGAACTTGTCGGTCTGCTGAGAGAACTTGTCTAGCATGGCCTTCTTGTCCTTGTCGTCGGTGTTCAAGAATGCCTGCATGAAGTCAAGACCAGCCTTCTTGGCTGACTCAACACTTGCTTGGAACAGTTCGTTGTCGTTTAGTTGACCCTCCATCCATGAGTGGTCAGGGTTTAGGGCGTTGTTAAGTAGAATCTGCCATTCAACGATCTTGGCTCTCATCATTGAGTCGATATCATCAAAGTTGACTCTACCGTTAATCTCAATTTCGAACTGAGCGTCATCAAAGCGCTTACCCATGGTAGCAAGAGCCACACGAGCGGTGTCCTTTGCCTGCTGTACCGTAGCACCGTGCAACTTAGCGTCAACACCGGCTGCAATAGCGGCACCCCAGATTTCACCAGTGCTCTTTCCGGTAGCCTTTAGTGCGGCCTCTTCCTGAGCCTGAATCTTCTTGAATGCAGCGGCAGCGTTAGGGTTCTTCATGGTCATTTCAGACGCTAGGAAGTCAGCAGAGGTCTTACCATCAACACCCTTGCTTGTTTCCATTGGACCCTTGCTTGTGTAAGAGTAACCAAGCATGTCAGCCATGTCCTGAGCGTAACGGTTGTAGTCCTTAACCTTGTCGATACTGTCCTGTACCTGATTGTTAAAGTACATCCATGCAGCGGCACCGGCCATGGCAACACCAGCAATGATTGGGCCTGCACTCTTTAGAGCACCAAGGAACTTGCCCTGTGCGCTGGAACTGATGTTAAACATACCGGCCATTTGAGCGCCAAGCCACTTAGCACCAATGGCAACCTTGTTGAATGCTGCGCCCATTAGGCTAGGGAACATTGTTCCAAAGATACCTACGGCAGTTAGGGACTCAGTGATTGCACCAGCAATTCCATCGGTCATACCGAACATGTTTCCGAGCATACCAGCAGCAAGCGTGGTGGCAGTAAAGGTGTTAGCCAACTTCTGCATAGAGGCACGAGTCTTATCAGCAGCAGCCTGAATCTGCTCCTGCTTTGCAATTTCCTCTAGGTCAGACTGCTTTACACGACGACCCTTTACCGAAGTTGCGTGGGTATCGTTGTCGGTGTACATTGGCTTACCAGCCTTGTTGTATGCCATACCGGCAGGTAGCGGCATCTGAATAGGTGGTACGGTTGATGTAGCCTTAGCGGCATTCATCGCCTTGACGAAGTTCTGTAGTTCTAGTGTAAGGGCCGCAACAGATGAAGTCTGAGCGTCCCAAATAGCCATAGACTTTGATGCAACGATCTGCTGCATACGCTCTTCGACGGACACCATCTTAAAGCGGGTAGCCAAAAGACCGATACCGGAAGCAACCTTCAAACCGTTAGCAAGAAGGTTGGCGAATAGACCGGTCATCATAAGTAGAGGACCGGCGACAGCAATGACAGCGGCAATAGTTGCAAGGAACTTCTTTGTACCGTCGTTCCAGCCGTTGAACTTTTCGACTAGGCTGCTAACGGCGTTAAGAATCATTGCGGCAGGCTCTAGGAATGCCTTACCCACATCTGCTAGGTTGATCTTTAGAGTCTCAACTGCCTTGTCCAACTTCTTGAATGGCTGGCTGTTCTGGCGGTCCAACTCCTGCTGTGCAATAGCAGCATTCTGTAGAGCGGTGTTGTTTGCAACATTTAGAGCGGTCTGGTACTGAGTTAGAGTCTCAGTCTTTGTAACCATCTGCTCTAGAAGACCCAAAGCCTTAGAACCCTGATAGATACCGAATACGTCACGAGTAACGGCAATCTTCTTGTCTGGCGTCAAGTCCTGAATTGCCTCAGCAAACTTCATTAGGGTAGGAATGGTTTCGCCATTAGTCTCAGCAATAAGACCCTTTAGGCTCTTGCCGGTCGCGTCATAGAAGGTCTGTAGACCCTTACCGTAGGTAGCAACAAGACGGAAGTTAATTGACTTTAGGGCGTTAGCACCCTCGGCTGCATCGATACCGGCAGACTTGAATGCGGTTAGAAGTGCACCAGTGTCCTTTAGGGTAGCACCAAGTTCGTTCATAACACCGGATACCTTCGGAATAGCGGTCACGAAGTCCTGTGCAGATAGAACGGTCTGGTTCTCCATTGCGTTAATGTAGTTCCAGTTATCGGCTAGTTCCTGCTGGTTAGACTGGTACACAGTCTGCATAGAAATGGTAGCCTTAACAGCGTCCTGCCACTGTAGTTCACCTAGGACGGCAGCACGCGTGGTAGCCATGGTAGCCTGCTGTAGTTCATTACCAGACTTACCAGATGCAGCAAGGTCGGCCATGATGCCAAGGGTGTCCTGAGCGCTCTGACCATAAATACGAGCGGCGGCTCTTGCAGTATTCTCCGCAGTTTCTCTAATAGAGTCTGTGTTTTCCTGCAAAGCCGTAGTGGCGTCACCATAAACCTTAACAACCTGAGTAATAGCCTTGTCAAGATCGTAAGCCATCTTTCCTGTGGCAGCGGCTGCAATACCCATAGGCACAGCAAAACCGACCATCAACTGACGACCGGCCCACTGTGTATTCTTACCCCAATTAACTGCGTTGTCAGCAGCAACGTTTAGGGCCTTTGACCACATACCAATTCTGTTGGTCATGGTGTTTAGATCGGCTGGAAGAGTCTTCGGGATAAAGGTATCAACCGAAAACTTTCCAGTCTTGCTGTTCTGGGACCATGAAACACCAACCGACTTCTGAATTGCCAGTTGGTCCTTCATGACCTCGTTGAGCATCTTACGGTTCTTGATTACATCAAGTAGCGTAGACTTTCCTTCACGGATGCTCTTTGAAAAGGCGTCCTGTGCTGAGAGCACCTGACCCTGACGAACACGGTAGGTATCTAGAGTAGCGATATTACCCTGCATGGCGGTACGGATATCATTCATTGCCGCCATTTGTGACTGCCAAGTGTTAGTCTTTCCGTTGGCAGAGGCGTTGGCAATGATCGTCGCCTGCAAGTTGTTCATTGCAGATTCGAATGCGCGAACCTGTGCGGTAGCGGCCCTAAAGTCGGCCTTACCGTTGATTCTAATATCGATTTGCTCTATTTTATCTCAGTCCTATTCCGTTTCAATTTCTAGTCCAAGGCCAGTACCCATGAAGTCTGCTTCCTCTTCACTCAGGCCCTGTAGCACGGCTTCGGCCTTTCTCTTCACTTCTTCGAATCTTGCCTTTGCGTTTTCTTCTTCTGCGCTGTCTAGATTGATTCCCTTTAGTGCCGCCGCGAACTTTTGTCTGTTTCGCTCTTGCGTCCTTGCTGCTTCGACAATTGCTGTCAACTCGTCAAGGTTAAGGTTTTCCTCTAGTTCATCAAAGTTCTTCCAGTGTCCTATGAGAAAGGCTTCCGCCTCTAGTTCTGCTAAATTCAGATCGTCCCAGCCGACTCCGCTGCCGTCATCGCTGCTTCCATCAGTTTTGGGTCTGCAAGGTTCACACCCGTGCAAATCTCAATGATCTTGTATGCTGTTGGGAGGTCAAGTACATCTTCGTAATCCTCAATGTCCTTTGCACCCTTGTTCTTTTCCAAACAAATGATGGTTAGGTCAACGATCTGGTCGATGCCGGTCTTTTCCTCTTCACCCTCGGCTGGCTCTGGGGCATTGCCAAGGTTTGATAGTTCCTTCATGAACTTCTTCATCTGCTTAATTGGCAGTGGGCGAAGTTCCAACTCAGTACCGTCCTGTAGTTCAAGAGTTACTGTGTCATAAACGTTTGTAGCCATGTTTCTCCTATTCGGGTTTAATGGTTAAAGTATATCAGGATATGGTATTGCCTGACAAATTTAGGACATAAGAAAGGGGCCGGTGAATACCGGCCCCTCTCCAATGAAGTTATTATCAGGCTTCAACCTGACGGTCACGGACGATACCGTATTCCTTACCGGTGTAGTAAGGGTCTGGTAGTAGACGTAGTGACACAGGGATCGTTGTTGCATCAGCCTTTGATAGACTGTGTGCAGAAGCGTCAACGTTTAGTGCACGACGAACGTGGTATAGACGCTCCATCTTCTTGTTAGTTGCACTACGAGGCGCAGGACCAACAAAAACAAGAGAGCGCTCGACTGGCTCGTCATATAGAGCACCGCCTGCAACACCCAACTCAGTGTCTGATCCTGTCGTGTCGATGCTTGATTCCTTCTGGCCCCAAGCAACGATTAGGTTCTGTAGAGTTGCCTCTGCTAGAGTCGTGTTAACCGTAGCGGTCATGCCCTGCTTGAACATCTTTGCAGCGTCAAGCAACTGGTCAACAGCAACCTCACCGAAGTCAGGCTCGTATGAGAATTCAACTCCATCCGTTGTGTAACCAAGGTTACGCCAGTCGGTAGATGCCTCTAGGGCTGGTGCCGCTGGTGAATTGGCGCTCAATGTTGGTAGAGCAACTGCAACGTTACCGCCTGCTCCGTAGAACGCAGAGTCGGTAGAGTCCTTAACTGATACGAAGAGTGCTGCTGCACCCACGATAATGTTTCTTACTGAAAAAGCCATTCCTTATCTTCACTCCTTTCGTGATTTGTTTTTGCTGGCTAGGCGTGAATACTTCCTCATTATGTATATTACAGTAATGTCTTTAGAAAGCAAAATGTCTAGCCAATCAATTCTAATTTACCTTCTTGTTCGACTCTTCATCGAATTCAGTCTGGGTATACTTCATGTTGATGGTGATAAGACCGTCTCGTCTGCCGCCCTCTTCTGTGCTGGGCTGTGGACCCTGAACCGTCGATACCCAGAGGGTCTTGTAGTCAAAGGTCTTTAGAGCAGCGCTCGTGCTGACATTCTGAATATAGTCGTTTAGTTCGCTTGCTGAGTCATCACGCCTGTTGAACTTTGTCTGGAACAGGTTAATTACCCTACGAATATCTTCCTCGTTAGAAGAGAACACGCTGAACGCACCGGCCTCGTTTTCAATGAACCACGAGTTTCCGGTGTCGCCACGGGAGAATGAGTAAACGATGTATGGCTTACCCATTTCGTTGAACATCTTCTCCTGCTGTGGAGTGATAATAGGAACGTACTTTGTTCCATTCTCATCGGCGTAATCGTCAACTGTCCAGCCTAGGTTGTCCTGTAGCAAACGCCACATGTAACTTCTTAGACCGTGAACTGCTGATAGTTTGTAATCTGTCATTCTGGGTAATTCACATCCATTCCGAACTTTCCGTTCTTATCTACATATCTACTTGCTTGCTTGTAACTCTTGGCCTTACCAAGAATATAAGCCTCTGCATAGTTCCTACCGGCCTCATATGCAGCGTCGTTACTTGCAAAGGTTGACATGGTAAACGTCTTGTTACGCTTTCTTCCCTTGCGCATTTCTCGCTCTGCACGGCCCAAGTCCTTTTCAATGATGTTCTTGATGCTGCCCTGCCAAACAGATGCTGCACCACCACCAGTCCACCACTGAGTCCAATATGCTGTAAATCTACCGGCGTTGGTATTTGGCATCTGGTTCTGGCTCATCTTGGCGAAAATGAATCCCTTCTTAGAATTAACCACGGGAATCCATAGCGCCTTAGCATTTACAGGAACAATCGTCACAGGTAGGCCGTATTCCATCATTGGAGCCTTCCATGTGAAGTAATACTTTCTCTTGCTCAATCTTGCTAGTTCCTCCGCTGGAACATTCTTGATTGGGTCATTAGAACTACCGGCTCCACTCTTTCTTTCCTGTGGAGTTAGAATAGGAGCCTTAGAGGGCTTCCATTCCCACGATGCCTGTCGGTTTACACCGCGCCCTGTTAGGGTGTGTGCCCATAGTCTTCCCTGTGGAAGACCGGTCATTCTCCATTCATAGACGTGAGAGTAGGCGTCGCTATTGCTCGCTGCTGCGTTGTCCATTTCCCTGTCGAATTCCTTAGCCATATCGTTGTGGGCATATTCGACAACAGATGTAATAAAGCGGTCGGTGGACGCAGTAGCCTGAAACCCTTGGATAAATCCAAGAGCCTTGTAACCATCGGTTAGGTCTGCCTCAATATCAATAGCATTACGCTTTGATCTACCCGACTTCTTAGGCACTCTGCACCCCGGCTCGTCGCATGTAAGCCTTGTTCTCGATGTGATTTCCAAAAGGATCAATGACCGGCTGGATACCAACGATATCGAATACCGTCCCCTTGAACGTCGTTGGGTCACCGTTGGACTTTTCCTCAGCCCAAAGCAGGTAGCCTTCACGGTTTCTAATCTCCGTGATACGGTCAGAGTTGGTCAGGACAACACCGGCTGGGAAGTTCATTTCCACGAACTCCAACACATTGACCTCTCCACCGCTTGTGAAGACTTCTACGGCGCTGTCATTTGCGATGACAGGTCGAACCATGCAGTCAATTGTTCGTGCCGTCTCAACGCCGTCTGAGGCGTCTACGTCAACAACCCACTTCTTGGTAATCTCACCAGTGTCAGGGTCTTGGACATTTACGTAGTGTCCGTCCTCGCCCTTGGTGGATGAAACAGGGGAGAGCACTGTGGCTCTCATGTTGAACTTAGCGTCTACTAGGCATCCAAACATCAGATAATTGCCATGGAGACAACAGAATATGGCTCTAGCAACTTGTCCACGGTAGCGCTTCCTGTACCGGCGAATGCTCGTGGGTCGAACTGGAAACGCCAGTCAGCAGCGCTAATAGCGATAAGGTATCTGTCTCTCCATGCAGCCTCCTTGCATGAGAATTCTTCTGCAAGCAATAGAGCAGCCTGCTTAATGTCGTTAGGAACGCTCAACCAGCCGAACTCCCCGCTAATGACGTACTTAACGTCGGTGCCAAAGCGGTCAGTGCGTGGGCCATAACGAAGATCACGAATAGGACCGGCAACACCGATAGTGTCTCCGTTCCATGTGTAGCCCTCGCTCTTTAGGGTAAAGCCATTGCCAGTTACTCGGTAACCGTCAGCAGAGATAATACGCTCGGTGCTGCGTAGGGAAGCATTGCCAGTTCCATAAATGGTGGCTGTACCCTTGCGGTATCCGAAACGCTGACCTGTAGCGCTCTCAATGATCTTTCTGACCAAAGCCTCTAGTTCTGCGACCTTGGCGTCTGATAGAGATTCAAAGTTAGCGTTGAATGCCTTTAGTTCTGCCGCATTGAATAGCGGAGTCACAACGTCGTGCTCTTCCTCACGAGTGTAGGTGGTTGCACCAATAGCAAAGGTCCACTTAACTCTGAAAGGTCCGTCAGTGTGCGTCACTGCATACGGAACTAGGGCCGGTGTTGTTGGGGCACTTCCCAAAACAACACCGTCCCTCGTGAATTCAACTGCGGTGACTTCTGCACCGTTAATGTTGAGATTAAGTTCCGCGTCTGTCGCGTCTCTGTAGATTTCAGACATGTTTTAATTATATCAGACCGATTACTCGATCATGAATAGAATTCCTCCGCTTCCGAAGGCAACGCTACACGGAAGCCCTCGTGATTTGCAACAATGAACTCTGCATCATCCTGAGATACTGGAAGGAACGGGTGCTCACGAGTGAACTTGTAACCACGTACTTCGTATACTCCATTTGTGCGGTGCATGCGCAATAGAACCTGAGGCTGGTCACGTACCGGCGACTTCTCTACAACAGGCTCTTCGTTAACTGCTTCTACCTTCTCTACCTCTGGCAAATCTTCAGGGTCTGGGAAGGCAGCCTTGTACATTTCCCATGAGACACCGTTCTCACTGAATGACTTAATAAGGGCTTGGCGCTTTGGCTCTCCCTTGGAATCCTTGTCAATCTCTTCCAGATCAATACCGAAGTGGTCAGCAACCTGCTTCAATACGTCGGTGTTCAACTTTACAAAACTCATAGTAAATCCTTTCTGTTTGTGATTCGATTATACACCCTACCGGGCATATAGCAAAGGACCGACCCCGAAGGGTCGGTCCTAATGCTTATTGAGTTAAAACTCAGACAGTTGCTGCCTTAACGTTCTTAACTACGACGAATGCGTCACCGTTCTCAATTGCAGTACCTACACGAGTGTATAGTGTGTACTCAATTGCGTCCTTCTTAGCCACGAACTCACGGTAAACCACAATCTCACGCTTGATTGCCCAAATTAGGTTCTTTGGGAATGTTAGCCAAATGTCAGAGTGCTCGCCGGTTGCCCCGCTGTAGTCACCTGTCTTGGCCTCGTCAAATAGTGGAACCACCTGAGTTGGGATGCCGAAGATACGACCCATGCTATCGAAGTTAGAGAAGTTCTGAGCCACAACAGCGTCAGGAACCATGAAGTCGTTAGCCTTCATCTGTAGACCGTATACGTAATCCTGAATTGCGTTAGCACCCAAGAAGAACTTTAGGTCACCACGACGCTGTAGGTACTTCTGTGGCATGGTCTTTAGGGCCTTGTGGAAGATATCTCTATCAACCACGCTACCGCCAGCGTCGATTACTCGACCCTGTAGGTGTGCGAAACGGCTCCATCCGTCCTGACCACCTAGGAATGGGTCATCATTCTTGGTGGTGTCACCGTTAATGCCCATGTCCTCTAGGTCCGTACCTACCTGTGTTGCGAACATGCGAGCGATGTGGTCTTCTAGCGCTGCACCTTCCTTACCGTCCTCTAGGCTTTCCGTAGAAAGTTCCCAATCTAGACGGTACTTGGTTGTGGTAAGGGAAACCTTACCGAATGCTACGCCAACGTTACGACCATCGTCAACAGCCTGTGTTGCACGACGTAGTAGACGTGTACCTACACCGATCTTGTCCAACTCTGCGGTGTCAGACTTAAGTCTTTCAACGCGAACCTGCCCACCTAGAACCGTTGCATCGACAGTGTAGTCGATAAAACGCTCTGCTAGTTCAGGAGCAAGCAAACCAGAACGGTGTCCGTCTGGGGCTGCACCCAAAGTGGTGGTAGTAATTACCTTCTCAAATAGTGGATTCATTGTTATCCTTTCACCTCTCCTTCTTTTAGTTGTCCCTTAGGGAATTTACACCGAGGAAGTGTCCACCCCATGTACTCGTAGTGTTCTTTTCCACTACTGTTTCTGACTCCCCGCCAAGGTCGCCAGACTTCTTTACAGCGCTTGCAGACTGTAGGCTAGAGATAGACTTTTCCATCTTCCCTAGTTCGTCCTTAATGCTGTTAAACTTTTCGCTCAACTGAGAGTGCTTCTCAGTCAATTCCTTGACCTTTCCGTCAAGTTCATCGACTACCTTCTCCACCTTCTCGTTAACGGATGCAATCGCACCGTCAAGAGCCTCGCGGTTCTTTTCTAGGCTGTCGGTGATCTTCTCAGATAGTTCATCAAACATCTTTGCAAGATCGTCTTCTGCATCATCAACTTCGGAAACTTCGTCCTCCGTAGCCTCAGCGTCGTCCTCTGCACCGGCCTCGTCAACAACCTCTTCTTCTGCTGCCTTCTCTAGATCAGTCTTTTCTGATTCAACCGAAGAATCGGCTTCGCGCTCTGCCTCGCCCTGCTCAACAACCTCTTCATCAGTTGTCTCATTAGGCTGTGCATCCTTTTCTACTGTATCTTCTGCCACGTCAACACCTCCTTCGTTAATTGCAGTGTCCTGCACTTCGTTGATTGAAGAAAGATACTTATGTACAGCGGCATTCATCTTCTCTGTCTTGTCCGAATCTGTGCTGTACTCAAACCACCCAACGTTCACCATAGGCTGTTCACAGAACGTGCACTCTAGTGATTCTTCGGTGGAAGTCTTAGCAATTTCGTCTGTCTTGCAGTAGAAAGTGTATTCACTCTTCGTATCTGCAATCATTCCTGTTACGTCAAGCGAACCATCTGCATTCTTTTCGAAGGAGAAGATGTTCGCCAACTGGTTTGCTGGGTTATCCACAAGGGATAGTTCTACAAGTTCATAGTCCTTAATGATTCGTACTGACTTACCGGCTGCCTTGTCGAACTCGGTGTCGGCGTCAAGGACGTTTCCACCAATCGAAAAGCCGGTTAGTGTTCCGTCTAGAACCTTTTCCCAAGTAGACTGAGCACCCTTAGACACATAGACTGTTACGAAAACACCCTTGTGCGTTGTACCGGTCTTAGGGTCAACGAATGATTCCTCACGGAAGTCAACCATCTTTCCTACTGCTACCGGCTGGTGCATTTCACGGATGTTCCCACGGAAACGGCTAAATGCTCTGGTAGATGCGGCTGCCAGAACAATGTCAGACTGTGAGTCTGGGTTGTCCAGCGAAGCAAATCCAGATACTAGACGCTTCTCTTCATTAACCTTGGTTAGCGGCATGGACAAACGAACGTTGTCGCCACTCGCTACCCAATGTGCCTTAGTGATTTCCATGTAACAGATAGTATCAGGCATGCGCTTATAATGCAAAATTAGTTACATAATCCTGCATTGCTTGCATAGTTTCAACATTTTCCTTTAGTAGACCAAGCGCAGTATTACAAGCGTTACAAATAATTCCACGTATACACTTTCCGCAAGTCTTTTGGCCGGGACAGCATGAATGGTCATGATCTACCGAGAAAGCCTTCTTTGCATCTTCTGCTGGTGAAGACTTACAAATCTTACATACGCCACCCTGCTCTTCCAACATTGCGTAGTATTTTTCTGACGACAGGCCATAGGCATACTTCAAATAGTGGTTTCTCGCGTTGGCTGGCTTGTACGGCTGCCTCTTTCCACTCGCTCTACGGTCACGCGAATATTGTGACCTGCACGGACGGCACCATGGGGTAAGACCGTCCTTAAATCCAGCGCCCTTGCAGTAAAATTCCAGAGGCTGTTCCTGATTGCACTTGCTACACGTCTTCATACATGCATTATATCAGACTAGGCCATATTCATGCAAAATAATTTCTATTCACGCGCAAATTCAACCATACAAATGCTGAGTAGACTGCAATCATTAGATAAGTAATGCCCGCTGTATTGTGCCAGTTACCTAGGAAAAAGAATACAGCGATGGTGAACCAGTGGGAAAACCCGATCATCGCACCAGTGGTCAGTGACCTGAAAGATGCCCTGAGAACACCATTGATAATACCTAGCCCTGCCAAGATAGCAACGCCACCGACTACCGGCTCAGGTAGCATCCCCAAGTATTGGTAAGCATCAGCAGATGTGAATACGTCCCAAAAAGGGGATGCTACCCAAATTCCCCAGAGTGCGGTGAACACTCCGAGGATTAGGATTGCAGCCGGATTGATAGGCTGTAGGATGCTCCTAATCAGCCTGTTAAACAGCATTACGGAGTAGTTCTCCCGTCGCCCTTAGCGTTTCTGCCTTCACCCTTCTTATCAGTAGCATTTGCAGTACGCTGTTGGTCACGAGTCTTATTGCCCGTAGCCTTAGCCTTTTGATCTGCCTGCTGCTGTGGCTTTAGGTCAACGACCTTATCTCCACCCTTTAGACCCGGCATACCGGCGCGAGCACGAACCTCGTTAGGCGTAAGAACCTGCATACGTAGGTAACGCTCATCGATCTGGCTCTGTGTGTCCTCATCGGAAAGAGCAAGTTCGTTCAACTTGAACTTGAAGATATCAGTCTTCGTGGCGATAACTCGATTGAACTTCTTCTCAAAAATCTTCTGCTCTGGACGGCAGACACCTTCCTTGAATGCCTTGTCGGCATCACGAGCGGCAGCCAGAGGCACACCTTCCATCAAAGTAGCCTTTGAGATAGGTGTTCTGTGAACCATGAAGATAGAGTTCCAGTTAATCTTGTGGTAGTTCGCAAACGATGAATCCTGCGTACCGGACTCCACTGCTTCCATCTTGAAATCGACCTTCTCGTCTGGACGGTCTGGTGGAAGCGGTACGAATAGGGTACGGTGGTTGTTACCACGTAGACCAGTTTCGAAGAAGTTAACAATGTCTTCCTGAGACTGAGAACCCAACTTCGCACCCTTAACTGTAACAACGTAACGAGGCACTGCCTTGTTTTCGAAGTAGTCTAGGTTGAAGCGAGCAGCAAACTCATTACCGGCCACTGCCTGAGCAGCAGCGACGATATCTGGAAGACCATAATATGAGTTCGTTGGGTTGTACTTCTTGAAGTGGATAACCTCGTTTGGGTTAGGGTCGTCGCCAACAGGGTCAGCGGTGTCCTTGCCAAAGTGCTTGAAGAACTTTACCTTATTGGTACCGGTGATCTGGACAAATCCATCACGGATTCTACGAACACGCATGGTCGTAGAAGGAATGTGGCCGATGTAGCCTACTTCACCGTTAGCCTTACGGCCAATCTCCATGTAGCCGTTTCCAGTTGATTCGTAGTCAATGTAAATGTTGCGAAGAGTCTCTAGGAAGTCGTCTTCCTCGTGGCAGGAATCTAGCCAGTCAAACATTTGCTGGCGCATCTTCCTCATCTTCTTATTAATCTTGGTCTTCTTCTCGTCCGTGTCGGCGTTCTCTAGGGCGTCCTGAGCAACCGGGGAGTCAAGGAAGTCATAGCCAAGACCAACGATGTTTGAAACCTTTACACCAATAGCAGCGAAGTTAGCGTCGTTTGCCGTGTAGAGCATTGCTAGATAGTCTAGGTTCTCTGGTGGCGGCATCACGTCAAGCAACTTGTAACCGGTGAAGAAGTTGGATTCTGGATCAATCTTCTTACTACCGGCCCCATCCGATCCCTGATGAACCTTCTGGAATTCTCTGTAGGCACGCTTCTTTGTGGTAGCAGAAAGCCCGCCCATTGTCTTAAAGACAGAAGAGTCCTGCTCAAATGGGTCGGCAACCTTACCAACTACCTCAGCGGGCTTGGTAGTACCTACTCTTACACGATTGTCAACGTAGTCGTCGTCAATCATTCTGCTGCGTGGGTCGTCATCGGCAACAGAGACATTTCTCTGACCGGCTACTCTACGCGCTCTCTTGGTGTTTTCAGCCATTTTCCTTCTTCTTAGCCTCCTTGTAATCGTCAATCAAAGAGCCAAGGTCGTACTTGTCTGGAACTAGACCGTTACGCATACGCTCATTCTGCTCTTCCCACTCATCGTGTGTAACAGGGCGTGCACCATCGATGTATCGAGGACGGCCACCTACCGGCATTCCGTTGTCCCTTAGAATCTCGTGAGCGACCTTCTTTAGTGCAAGAATCTTTACCGCATCGCCCTTCTTGGCGAATACGCGAAGATACTCGTGATCTTCATTGACAATGGCATGACCATTTACATCCTCCCAGATGTAAGCGCCGTAGCCAATCTCATCTACCTTTTGTGATCTAACATTGTTTTCCATAGTTAGAATTGTATCATCTATTCTCTATATTGGAAAACTTTTGGACACCGGATGGACATTACTGCTGTGGAAGGCTTGCCCAATCAGCCACGGTTAGTACGTAAGGGCTGGCTGGCTCAATAACCTGCACTACACCAGCCTCTGTAAATGAGGCTACTGGATATGAAGTGTAGTTGTTGTACAACTGCAAAGCCTGTGCATCGGTAGGGGCTGTTGGGTATGCAGAGATTAGGTTGTATTCTGCAATCTGCAATCCACCTGCCACATCAATCTTGGTATTGAATGCTGCGGGGAATGTGAATAGAATATGCGTTTGCTCATTCTTGACAGCAGTTACGGAGCCAGATGTGGCAGCAACTCCATTAATGTACACTGCCGATGCACCGGTCCACTGCCAAAAGCCCGTAGCCTCAGGAATCCACATGTAAGCAGTTCCACCATAAGGTCTGGTATCGAAGAGATATCCACCTGCGCCAGAGGTAACGCCCTTGGGAGTTACCAAGAACTCTAGAGCCTGAATGCTGATTGGAGACTCATCAGTATCCTGTTGCATTGTAATAGTACTTCCAGTCTGGTGAATACCCGGCCTTGAACTGTACTCAATAGGCTCATTCCTAGATAGGGTAGTAGCGGTTCCCGATCCTGAAATCTGCAACTTGCGTGCATCATTGTTGCTGGTGTAGATGTAGTTATCTTGGTATGAGGTAAGAGTCAAATCTCTTACCTCGGCTACATCATTAGCCACGCCACCTGTAAAGGTGATCTTGATTAGCAGTGTCTTTCCTGCTGGGTTAAGCCCTTGACTGGTTGGGATTAGTTCACCGTTCGTAACGGTCTGATATGTCGATCCACCGTCAAGGGACGACTGTACGCTGAAAGAACCATTACCGTTCCATTCAGCCTTAATGCCCGCGATTGAGGAAATGGTGTCATTGTCAATCACATACATGCCGGTCCACGTACCGGGCTTGGATAGGGCGGTGGTCTGGTCAACCTGAGGGACCAGTTCTCCACCAATTACCGAAGTATCAGTTGCCGCAATGCTCTCCCAGCCTACAACACCGTTAAAGACCTTCTGGTCAAGGATACGGCGCTGTGATCCATCGATAGCGAAACCGCCCAGAGAGGCGACGTTAATTTGCATCGGGATAGTGTCTCGGGCTGCAATAGAGTGAGCAGCGATCTTGTCGTCAGTGAGCGCGTATGGGTACGATCCAAAGGCATCGACTAGTGCCTTGTCGTTGGCGGCTGATACGTAGCCTGAATAAATGGTTCCTCCGGTACCGATGAACCCGCTGGCTACATACCCGTCTGGGATTTCGGTAACCGTCTTTAGTTCTCCATTGATGAACAACTTAATAGCGTTGGGAGTGTAGACTCCGTGAACGACATATGCCTCGGTGAAATCGGGGAACTCCCACTTTGCCACTACGTCACCGGCTACGAACTTTACCCTAAAGACTACGTTGTCTGCGTCAACAGAGATACCGTCTACGACCGATCCTGATGTTGCATGGGACCAGACAGATAGTTCCTGAGTGACAAGTACAGGATTTACCACGGCTAGGAGTGTGAATGCTCTTGCCTCGTTTCCGCCTTGGAAGTTAGATTCAGCAAAGGCGTACTTGCGAGTAGCACCAAGACCAATGCTGATAGACCCGCCTCCACCGGCCACTAGTGCTGGACCGAATGCGGTAATGGTGGCTGTCGATGAGCCAGACGGAATAGCAATGTTTGTGAACACATTTCCGCTTCTCTTGTAGAGATTAGTTGGAATGTCACGTAGCGCGTAGTCGAAGAAATTCATAATAAAAGTATAGCATGGTATGGCAAACCCCCGGCTCACAACGAACCGGGGGCTGCCTGTAACCAATAAACCATCCTAAGGATAGCGCATTCCACTGCACGTAAGGCGTAAATGGAATTCGCCACTGTCAATAGAAGTTACCACGAACTTCCGACACTCTTATTTTAGTCCTGTTCAGTTATGTTGTCAAATCATCTGACAGACTTGAAGCCAAGGTAACTAACTAGTGACGGACCCGGCTCGGTGGCATTTGGAGTCCATCCCTGACCGGGACGAGACTTAGCCAACCAAGCATAATGAATCTTCGTCAAATCAGCAGTTGCAGGGCCATAAACTCCATCCCAAACAGCCTTCTGATTAGTAATGCCCCACTTCTTTGCCCATGCTGCACGGGTAGAAACGGCTGCCTTGTTCCATAGCGCTGCCTGATAACGAGCAACGTCGCCATTATTCTTACCGGTCTTTAGGTTTGAACGGTAAATGGTTGCGCTAAGGTTAACAGCAATAGTACCTGTGTTTAGCGTTGGCTTTGGAGCAGGCTTTGGCGCTACCGGCGCTGGCTTGGGAGCCGCTGGCTTTGCAGGAGCCTTGTACATCTTGGCTCTTAGGTCGTTGTAAGCCTTATCGGTTACTGGACCCCAAATGCCGTCCGCAGTTACGCCTAGAGCACGCTGGATATCAATAACAGTCTTCTTGGCCCATGCTGCTGTAGCAGTTCCCCAAATACCGTCCTGATATGCACCCCAAGACTTCTGCATTCTCTTCTTCTGATCTGCATTCCACTTATTGAAGTAGGCACCAGTGTACTTAGCCAATGCTTCGGCACGGGTGTTGCGTAGGTCAATATCCGTCTGTTCTCCCCAATTACCATCAACTGTCTGACGAACAGCCTTCTGCATCAACTTAACCTTTGCAGTAGTTGATACCGCTGCACCGATTGCGTTAAAGGCATTTCTCCAAGCCTCAAATGTAGTGTTGATAACTCCACTGATCTTTAGGTTAGAAACCAGACCGTCACGACCGTTTAGATATGATGTGACCTGATTTGCTGCAATCCTTGGAAGACCCTTTGTTCCGATAACAATGATGTGAACATGGTAGTTGTTCTTCCATGCACGGAACCACGCTGCTCCACCGCGCTCTCTTGCGATCTTCTGCAAAAGGTTGTAGCCAGCGGTTGTACGCTGACTTGCGGCTGCTGGCTTTAGGTCCAACGCACCCGGCCCATCGTGTGTACCCGCAGAAGCGTCTACAGTCTTGTTGTAGGGGCCTTGGATAATAAGCACGCCTCCCGGCATAGCCTTGTTTACTTCATCGAAGTAGAGAGCCGTTCTTGTATCTAGCGTCCAGCCCTGACGCTTTGTGACCTCTAGTGTCACTCCGTTATATGTCTTTGTTGCCATATAAATAAAACACCTCCTAGGCTAAAAGTATAACCTAGGAGGTGTTCTATTGCACATTACTTAATCAGGTCAACTACGTCGCAAACACCGGCTGTGCAAGCAAGCGTCTGAGAGCCTGTAGTTGTGTCTTCCTTCTCGTAAATTGGAAGCCAGTCCCATTCTAGAACCTCTGGCATTGCTGCCTTTGCTGCTAGATATGTGGCCTCGTCTACGGTCTGGAATGGAGCCTGCTGGTAAACGTGGTCGCTGTGAGGAAGGAATGAGATTCCGGTAATAAGATCGAAGTGTTCAAACACCCAATCTCCAACCTCTGCCCACTCTTCCGGCTTTACCGAAACAGTTACCGATGGAGAGTGCTCTGTCCAGAACATCTTGAAATCAAGCCAGTTCTCCAACTGCTCGATTGCAGTCTGGTCGTTTCTCGTAATAGCGCCCTCGGGAGCCTTGAATGGGAATGAGAAGACAACTGCCTTTGGATTCATAACGTCCTGTTCCATTGGAACACCGGCATCCTCCATGAAACGAGCGATTGGGTCATTCTTGTCACAGCGGACGGTACGAATGTAGAAATCGTCGTGCCATGCGTGCATTCCAGAAGAGGTATTGGTCAATGTGCTGACCGTACCTGACGGCTTTACGGTAGTAATAGCCGCTGCTGGGTTAATGCCTAGACGGCGTGCTTCCTTCTTGTTGGTTGCGATAGCAACCTTCTTCAATTCCTTAAGCCACTTCTTACGCTCGTCACGACCAGAACGGCCATTCAGAACAGCGTGACCCATCTGACCAGTCATAGAAACGCCAAGTAGACGCTCTTCCTCTGCATTCTTCTTCCACTCTTCACGAAGATACGGGAAGTTGACCAGCGTGGACTGCCACGTTCCGATAAGGGTCGCCCAGCGAACCTTTTCCTTCAAGGTATCTAGCGTGTCGTCCTCACGAACGATAATCTCGGTAAGATTGCAGAATCCCTTGGAGCGGAGAAGAATCTCTGCACATGGGTTAGTTCCCATAATCTGTGAGGCGTCACGACGCTCTGGAACGTGTGCACGTGCACCGGCCAGATTGAAGATACCACGCTCACCGGAACCCGAAGCAACTAGCGCTGCCCATTCCTCGTCAAATGTCTTACGGCTTGGCTTTGAGTTGTAGACAGCAGAGTTGTTGGAAAGTGCGCGGTGTGGGTACTGCTCCCACCATGTACCGGACTTTGCATCACGGATTTCTGCATCATCAAGAGAAGACAGAGAAATCAAAGCGGAGCGACGAACTCCACCAACGACAACAACTGAGCCGATCTTGCACATAAGGTCGTGAACCTCAATAGGCTTCAACTTACGACCACGAGCACCGGCAACCAAAGCAACCGTGAACTCAAATAGTTCATTTAGAGGCTCTGGACCAGATGAACGTCCACCGAATGTCTTTAGGCGAGCACCCTCGGGACGCAACTGACGCAAGTCCCACTTTGGCAGTTCACCACGGAACAGGCACTCGATTAGTTCACGATATGCGCGTGCCCAACCTTCCTTGGAGTCCTCAACAACGATAACCTGCTCAGAAGCCTCAATTGAAGTTGGTACCTCAGGCAAGTAACGAACGTGCTTCTTCTCTGCTGAGAAGCCTAGGCCGGTACCGCACATTAGAATGTACAAAGCCTCATCAAAGGCTCGTAGGTCATCTACCGCGATGAAAGAACAGTTATAGCCTGCCACGTTGCTACGCTCTAGGGCCTCGCCTGCCGTCATAATGGCACGCATCGAAGGCATAACCTCGTGGTTCAAAATCTTGTTTACTAGTTCGCCCTTCTGCTCAGGTGACAGCCCAACCTTTGGGCCAATGAAGTCCGCGTAACGACGAGAAGTCTCTTCCCATGTCTCTCTGCGGTTGGCTTCGGGAATCCAGCGAGCATATCTGGACTTAGAGATAAACGACCTGAATGGGTCTGTCAGGTCGCCATTGTGGATAAATCCCTGCATGTAATTTCTTACTCCTTCTTAAAAATTTGGTTCTTCCATCGTACACCCGCGACCCTTATAGAGCAGAATGTTTTAGGAAAGTTTCTTGACGATTCGGTCCCACGCGTTGGCGGTGAGAGTGTCCCAATCGTACTCTTCGTGAATCTTAAATGAGTTCCTGTAGGACACCCCGGCGAGCCTGTGGTAGTCCTCGTCTAGCCTCTTGTAAGAGGTAACTAGCGAGTCATAATCTGGCTTGAACATCTTGCCGGGGTGTTCGAAACCGAACGGTGAGTCTACTAGACTACTATCCATCCTGAGTTCTGGCAAGATGAACCTTTCATACGGTGCCCACGAGCCGGGAACAATAGTCGGAAGTCCGGTAGCCATAGCCTCTAGAGGGATAAATCCAAAACCCTCTCCCCAAGACGGATAGACCAGAGCATGGTGCTTATGCATTAGATTAATCATTTCGGCGGTGCTGTAGTCGTTATATACAGTCGTCACATTGCTATATAGTTCATGTGGCAAACCGATAATCGATCCACGAGCATCGTATTCTCTAATGTTAGAGCGGTTCCAAGCCTTAATAGTCAAGTGAACGTCCTTACGATTACCGAATACATCCTTAAATGCGTCATATGCCATTTGACCACCCTTACGGGAAGCAGGCTCTCCGATATGAAGAATGCGTAGAACGTTACCCCTTACTCTCCTTTGGGCGGTATATTCATGAGAAATACCATGCTGGTAAACATACAAAGGCTTAGTAACACCGGCCTGCTTATACCAATACTTAATCAAAGGAGAGGTAGTCCATACCTCATCACAGTTATTGTTAAAGGCTTCTAGCCAGCCGTCCTTTAGTTCTGTACTTTCCCAAGGAGTGTATTGAATATGGTAAGCATCCTTGGATGACCATTCACTAAAGTCAGGCATGCACATAGCAATTTCTACAGGAGCACCCGAGTCCTTGAAGTTAACTTCGTGACCAAGCCTCTGTAGAGAAGTAACTACGTTGTACCCGGCTACTCCATAACCTGTATTAAGGTTTAGGTTACCGGGGTTTGTATTAAAACTAATTCTCATTCTTCTTTGTCTCTTCCTTTTGGGCATAGGCGTACCCTATAGGTGTTTGGCCTAGAGGTCGCTAATGAGCAGATATTATCCCATAAAAGAATGGGCGAATAAACTCTCACTTAGGAGCAGGAATAGCCATTATGTGCTCCGGTTTCCACCACGCCGGTTGTTCGAATTACCGGCCCGCCTATGATCGGGGGATATAGAAATACCCCGACCAGAGCGGCACTTCCAGTCGGGGTATTCCTGTACGTCACACCTTGTCGGGTGAAAATTATGGGATCGAATCATGAAGAGTGCCGCTCTTCGAACTTCTACAAGTATAACAGTTAGTCATACCGTTGGTCAAGTCTGCCTGACCCGAGAAGGGCCGGTACGCACGATTATATCGTCAGAAACCCATCCTGTCCACCCCTTGACACCGGCCTCTCTGAGCACTAAGATGGAGTAAAGACAACATCAAGGAGGAACCATGATCGGCCCTGCACTAGTGATCCTAGGCATCATAGCATTCATTGCTTTCATCAACTCACCGTGGCCTTGGATCATCCTCTTCTTTGTCACGCTTGGCCTACTCATGGCTGGGTTATTTTCAACTAGCGGAAACGGAGGCGGTCGTGGTGGAAGATACTAACGACTTCCAACTCTTCCATACCTATCTGGGTTTGGTCAGAGAAGGAAAGGCGAAGCCCATCCTGTGCCCGTTCTGTGAGCACGAGTTCATCGTGAGTCACGAAAACGGAGACTTGCGCTTGTCTTGCTACACCTGCGATACTAAGATCGTACCCGGCTTTGACACGGTATCGAATGTCAAGGCAGTAGTCAAGGAGCACGTTCTGTGATTATTGGATGGTTCGTAGAGAATTTGCTGCACAGAATTGCAGCATTCCTTGACGATAATGCAATTAGTGATGAGTTTTGGGATAAGGACGATGACGATATATATTGATACAACTCTCAAAGACGCAATGAATGCTCTTAATGAGATTTCAAAATTGCACTCTCCTATTGTGCCGCCAGATGGAATGGTATTAATGGGTTCAAAGCAGGGTCAGCAGTATTGCGCAGAATGCACACCGGACGACCCATTCTATGCTGTAGAGTGGCCTTGTCCAACCCGACTAATTATAGATGAGGCGTTTAAGTGATGGATATTAACGAACTACTAGCACGTCTAGAAAAGGCTCAGGCAACGCTTGGAGCAATGAAGACAGCAGCCGAAAAGGATCTTTTTGGCATTCACGAGGAAACACGCTTGGCCGGTAAGTTGGAGGGTGTTTCCCTCGCTATTTCATACGTAAGGGAATTTAAGAAGTTTAATGACGGAAATTGAATTTGTAACAAAGCCAAGCGCCACACTTGTTCAGACAAACGCAAGTGATGATATGGTCGCTATGGCAGCATGGGTTTCTTTTGACAGGGACTCCGAGGAAAGACTAAACAATAAGGACCGAATGAATGGCCTTATTAACTTCCTCATGCGTGAGAAGCATATGAGTCCATTTGAACATGGCTCATTTACCTTTAAGATTGATTGTCCAATCTTTGTGGCTCGTGAATTCCACCGCCACCGCACAATGGCATATAACGAGGTATCTGGCAGATATACAGAAATGAAGCCTCGCTTTTATACTATTGGCGACGACAGGCCGCTTATCCAAGAGGGTAAGGCCGGTAAGTATAAGTTTGTCGCCGGTACAAAGGTGCAGACCAGACTAACTCGTAGGCTTCTCAACGCCTATAGCCGTGGCGCATATCGCACATACCTTTACCTGCTTGAAAAGGGTATTGCCAAGGAAGTAGCAAGAATGCTATTCCCACTGACAATGATGACTCAGTTCTATGCAACGGTAAACCCACGCAACTTAATGCACTTTCTTGGTCTTCGTTCATCGGAACAGGCACTATATGAAATCAGGCTTGTTGCTCAGGACATGGAGAAGGCACTTAAGGAATCCATGCCAATGACATATGAGGCTTGGAAGAATAAGGGATTTGCAGCCGGTGGGTATATCAAGCCTTCTGGTGCTACAATTGGCAATTCCAGCGGCCCTCACATTGGCTTTGAAATTGGCAATATCCTTACGCCAAATGAGATTAGAATTATTTCTGGATTGGAGCCAAAGTGAGCGTTAGAGTTACAGTGGATCAGCGTGCGGTTACCAATAACGTAACGTATTGGGAGGACACTGAGCAGTTTACATTTAACTTCCAGTTCGACACGCAGACCGGTACCGGTAAGATTCTAAAGTATGACAGCCATACAGGTAGAACTTACATGGTGGCTGTTTACCCGCCTCACCTACTTGCAGAGATTGTAGCAATTGATGAGGACTGAACTAGAACAGGTACAAAGGGATTTTAGGTATGCTGCGGTAAACGAGTTGTATCCCGGCCTAATTACGGCTCATTTAGTAGATGTGCCAAGAAGGAATGCGGTACAGATCGTCGCATACTTTAATATTGATGGACAAATTCTGCGTCTCGATGATGAGGTCTACTACGAGACGATTGAGAGTACAGAAAATGTAAATGACCTGATCGTTGGCATTATCGATCTAAGGGTCAGAGAATATAAGGAGAAGAACAAGTGAGTGACGAAAAGATTGAGCCTCTAGAGAGGCTTCTGAGCGCCGTAACAGAGCGCTTCAAGGGTGAGGACGTATCCGACGAGGATGCTCGTAAGGCTGCTGAGAAGGCAGTTGAGAGTGTGCTAGAGTCTGGCTACAAGATCACCGAGCCTGAGGCTCAACTAGAGTTTGGGTTTGCACCAGACGACAAGGACTGAACCGCGATAGGTGGTGGGTGTATAAATATGCCCACCACCTTCGTTGTTTATCTTATAAGCATTACGGCGCACAGCGCTAATTACGCAAAGAAGGGCCTTTGCA